CCCCGTCATCTGCCGGCGCGTCACCGGAGTACGGGCGGTACGTTGGAACCCCCGCCACAATCTCGTAGAAGGCCACAAACGGGGCGGTCCGGGTGACAACCCCACACCAGGTACCATCCGGAGAGGCAGCGGTCACACCAGTAGGACTGCCGGGGGTAGCTGAGTTCGGAAGGGAGTACGAGGCTTGCGATACAGAAACAATTCCGTCCGCTTCCTCCAGGAAAACAGGGTTCTCGCCTGAATCGTTTGTCCCGACAATAGCGAGGGTGTCTGAGACCCATGTAGCTCCAATCCCGACTCCGGTGAAAAGCCCGGAGTAGCTGTCATACGCGGCGGAGTTTAACAGGTCGTACGTCAACAACTTAGGCTCAGCCGCAGCGAAGGAAAGAAGGAGACGAGATGGGGTCGCAAAAGACAACGTGAACGCAGACACTGCCGAGCTCAGAGACACCCCATCAGAGGCCACGAATGTGAGCGAGAACTCCCCAGGGGTCTGTCCGGAGACAGCCGCCGGGTCCGCGGTGAGCGTGAACGTACCGCCGTCCTGGGACACGTCAGCCACACCCGCGATAGCTCCTGCGGAGACCTGATAGGTCCAGGAGACCGGCAACCCCTCAGGGTCAGCGGCAACGAGGGAGAGAACGAGCGGAGAGCCGTCATTGGGCAGCTCGTAGTCCGCATCCGGCCCCTCTACGATAGACGGAGCCAGGTTAACGGTCGCGATCTTGTACCAGCCGTTGTCCGTCCGGAGGTAGAGTGCACCCTCCCCCTGAAGGTTCGTCTCCACATGAGCCAGGGTCCCGTCAGAGACCCCAGTAAGCGGGAGGTCCGCCATGGTCGTATATTTCTTAACACCAGCCCCGAAAGAGCCGCCGAATCCGCTGAACATGTCAGACCTCCATCATTTACTTGAGTGGGGTGAGGAGCACAGAACCGGCCCCCTCAACACCCTTTGCGTGTACCTTGTCGCCGACCCCAACAAGGAAGTAGGCCGCACCACCAGCTGGGACAAGGAAGGAACCGGCAAGGTCCCCGGCAGCCCCGGTAGGTGCAATACGAAGGTAGGCGCTCTCGGTCAGGCTTACAAGGTAGGCCCCTGCCGGCAGCACCGCGGTGGACACAGACACAGTCTGATCGAAGGGGAGGCGGACGGCCCCCTCTGTGTTAAGGGCGGGGATCGAAAGGACGTCCCCGTACTGGTTGATGGCGCTGAGGGTCATTCTGAGATCTCCTCCTCGGAGGTTTCACGGCGTGCGTTGAGATCAGCCTCAAGCTCATCCTCTGACATCCGGTCCCGCTTCATCAGAACTGCGTCTTCGGTGGCCAGGCGTTGGCGGTTCTCGTGGATCAGCTCGAGCTGGCGATCCTTCGAATTCGTGGTATCTGCACCCTCAGCCCGTGCCATCTTCTGAAGCTCGAGCATGGGGACGGACAGGAGTTCCTCACGGAGTACGTCCAGAGACGTCTTCTCGGCCACGACCTCTTTCTGGTAGAGGTAGCCCTGGTCGAACATGTGCATCACGCGAGCTTCCGGAACCCCGTAGCCCTTCCAGTCGAAGTGGTCACCGCGAGCGAACCGACGGTTGCGGCCCGTGAACGGGATCTTGACGAAGGTGGGGTGGTTCAGTTGGAATGGCAGTCGGGTTTTCATCTTTCAGCTCCTATTAGGAAGAAAGGGGGCCCGGAGGCCCCCTCAATGGTGATCCTCAGGATCAGACGATCTCGTTGAAGAAGTACCCGAGATCCGCGCCGGTGACCTTCTGGTCGTAGGCCAGCTGAACCTCGATCATCTCAGCGATGTCGTCGACTGCCAGCCAGTCGCCCGTGAAGGAGCGAACCTCAACACCGGTACCGGACGCGTTGTCCAGCTCGTTCCAGGTGAAGGTGTAGCCAGCGGAGGGCTGCATCAGGCCAGGAGCCGGAGCAACGTACAGGAGCAGCGCGTGGTTGCCGCCGATGAAGTCCAGGTCCTCTTCGAGGCCGTCAGCCGCGTTGTCCACGACAGCTTCCATGATGTGGAGCTTTGAAACCCCGAACATGGATGCGATGAACTGGTCGGTAACGTCCGCAGGGTTCGACGTGGTCGCCCCACCGTTCACACGGGACAGGAAGTCAGGGTGGTTGACCAGGATGTCGCGGGTGCGCTTACCCAGGAGCATCGTGTTCGCCTTGAGCCCGCCGGACTGGAGCATGAACGCCTGGTGAGCGTCTGTCACGTCCTTGATCGGCGTGGAGGCCAGGTAGTCTGACCACTTGATGGTCTCACCGGCACCCGGGTTTGCAGCAACACCGTCGACTTCCGTCGCCCAGATGTTGGTGTCGAAGAAGGTCTCTGCGAACCGGACCTCACGGTCGATCAGCATGCGCTGTGTCAGCATCGCGGAACCACCGGAACGGATGTCCAGGGCAGTGTCCTCGTTTGCCAGCTCGCGGAAGCTGAAGTCGGTGTTCAGAGAGTAGACTTCGGCGAAGAAGTTGTCCTCCGACAGGGTCATGCCCACACGCCGGCTGCGAGTACGCTCAGAACGCTTCGTGTCGACGCGCTTGTTGAACGACGCCCGATCGTACTTGTAGTACTTGTCGGACTGGTTGGAGACGGGCACGTTCGGGAAGACGTCCGCAGCGATAAAGCTGGCAGTCGACTGCAGATACGCGATCGTCAGGTTAGTGAGCGGCTTGTCGGTGTGTACACCACGTGCCGTCAGGAAGGACTTGTTGATGGTCATCTCAGATTCCTCGATCTCAGGTGTTCAATTAAGCGGCCGGAACGGCGTTACCGCCACGGTCAATGTCGACGGACACGATCTGTCCAGCTACGGCGGCCTGACGGGCGTACCCGGCAACGATGTCACCCTCAGCAGCGGCTACAGCAGCGCCGTCCGCGTCAGATGCGACAGCAGCGCCTGCGGTGATCACACCAGCGGACACAACCTGCACAACACCGTCATAGGCCACGGTAACGGCCTGGTCAGCGGCTCCGCCAACGATCAGAACACCGATGGTTGCGACACCGGCCCCTGCTACATCCACATTCGCGCCAGACCGAGCGACAAAGCGCTGGGCCGATGCGGAGAGGTCTGCGTCCGCAATATAGCTGCGGGTCTTCATGTTTTCAGTGAACGAAGTCATCTGAGTTTACTCCTTGTCGATCTGCTTCAGAAGGGCCTTGCCCTCAGCGGTTTTAACGATAGCGGCGTAAGCCTTGTAGAACGACAACTCGTTCGCCTTAGCAAATGCGTCCACCATCTTGTTCAGGGCTGCCTCGGGATCCGACTTGTCGTCAGCTGCCGGGGACTTACCCTCTTCGCCGTAGGCTTTGGCCATCGCGTGGTCCGCAGCTTTCAGGCTCTCCATGACGCTCTTCCGGATGTCCTCTGACAGTCCTTCGAGAGACTTGAGCAATGCGCCACGCTCGTCAAGCGTGCCTTTCAGGTTCGGGAAGGTGTCGCCAGCGCGCTTGCGCAGGTCTTCCTGAGCCTTGTCTTCCGCGGCTTTCCGGAGCTCTGCGTCCTTCGCCTCGAGAGACTTCAGGATGACAGCAGGGACAGCCGACTTGGCGATACGTTCGCCCTCAACCTCGATATACTCTTCTGCAGCGGACTTTTCAAGTGCGCCGTCTTCGAACGTGTATCCGAGAGCGGACACGGCTTCAGAAAGAGTGTCGTAGGACTTCTGGAGGTCATCCATGTCCTCTTTCATCTTCGCCATCTCGTCTTTATCCTCGGACATCTCGTCAGGTTTGTCTTCCGACTTCTCCATGTCCTCAGTCTTCAGCTCTTTCTCGAGCTCTTCCGTAATGTCTTCCTTCATTGGTCCACCTGTTTTGAAGAGGGCTACACGCGCCTCAGGGTTTGCAGGATCCCGAACGAGAGAAACCTCGTCGAGGTCGAGTGATGCGATTAGTTTGGTCAATCTCCCAACTCCATCAGTGCGCCTTGACCCCCGAACGAGAACGCAGGAAACTCCCCTGCCTTCACCATCGCCCAGACGTCGTCATTGTAGATCTTCATTCCGATGATCCAGCCCTCACGGTCACAAGAGATCCCCAGCGCTTTGAAGATCTCCTCAGTTACCGGGAGGGAGTGAACGACAGCACCTATAGTGTCGCCGTAATGTTCAGTCTTAGCCGCCCGGAGGCTTTTCTCCATGAAGGCGGTCGCGGCCTTGAGCATCGTGTCGGAGGTGATGACGTGACCATGACGATCGACAACGTATTCGCCGTTGACCTTCGTGACAGACGCCCAACCCCAGACGATCCTCTGCTCGTCATCGACGCGGAAGATCTCTCCGTCCAGGTTTGATTTCGTCAGTTCAGACACAGAAACGTCCTTGTCCCACATGCGGCACGACCAGTACGCGGCCGAGGTCTTATCTTTCTGGGTGTCACAGCTGTGACGGGCCCTGAAGTTGGCTCTGGCCTTCGGGTCGTCCCGCCGGATCTCCATATCGGGATCCCCGAACGTCACCTTCTTGACCTTTTCACCGTCTTTAACATAGACCCCAAACTTCTTTGAGGCCCCCGGTTCGAGACGGAACGGCTTGTCGAGTGCAACTTCTCGTCCTTGATACGCTGCCTTCGCGATCTTTTCAACCCCAACTGCGGAATATGCGGACGCAAACGCGCGAGACTCGTCTTTCGTTTGGGTGAAGACCTCGTTAAACACAGCGCGGAACTGCTCCAGCTTCTCAGCGGGAACCTTTTCCTTCACCGTTTCCGGTAGGTCTGCGATGGTGGGGTATGGCATGCCAGTCTTTCTCGTTTGAGGGTAATATAGGGAGTCGCCGTGGGGTGTCAACCCCCCGGCTTTTCCTCATCGGCCTCAGGGGCGCTCACAGGGGCCTCAGGAGCCCCTTCTACCTCTTTGGGTGGGGTGG